AAATATTGCAAAAATTGACCAGTTATGAACATGCGGATACAATAAATGATTTAACTTCTTGGTATGTAAATGTATGGAGTAAATGGGAACCAGGGTCTAATATGATAGTTAGACCACAAGGAATAGAACAAAGTAAAGCAGTTTATTCACCCGCGCCAAAAGAAATAATAGAACTATTTGAAAATAGTTAGTATTTGTGTTATAATATAATTAAATACAATTATGTTGCGAGTGGAAGATATAAAACCAAATAAACAACTATCAAATCCAAATCCTTCATATCAGGGAATATCCTTTCATGATTATGGCGGTGGAGGATATAAAAACGTGTCCCCAGAACAGCAAAGAGCGTGGGAGGTAGAAAGTGGATATAATAACTGGGCCACGAAATCAACGGGGCTTCCCAATCCTTATTCTTTTTCATCAAATATGTTGCCCACTTTACCAAACCACGATCTTATAAAAAGACTTCCAAAACCCAAACTTGATTATTCTAAAACACAACAATATACTAAAAGTTCAGTTTAAAATAAGCAATGGCAGATGAAATACTAAATCGTATAAATAAATTTTATGGTGGTATTACTACAAACGAAAGAGATACTACTGAGGGCGTCCATTTAAATATGGAAGAGGTTGATATATTTTCTAATAAAAGTTCTGTTACTCCGAATACAATATTTCGTGGCGATTTTCTGATTAGTAGCATAACAAGATCTGGAACAACGGCAACGGTTACTACATCTACTGCCCATGGATTAACAACAAATGATGTTGTAACTATATTTGGTTCGGATCAGTCAGAGTATAATGGAACTAAAACTGTTACAGTTGTAAATGATACTGTTTTTACATTTACAGTTAGCGGATCTCCAACTTCACCAGCGACCGGAACTATGTATATGTCTGTAATGCCTTATGAGACAATAGGATATACTCTTGATGAAAATGATAACTTATTTGCTTTAAGTAACGATGGGGCTGGTACACCAAAGATAAAGATATGGAAAAAAACAAATGCCAGCGCCGATACTCCGGGTGCATGGGCGGTATTTAAAACTTCATCTTATAATTTTAACTGGCAGTCACCAATAGCAAGGCATCAACATCAAATTGCAATTGATAGCATTACAAGGGTTACAACAACTGCCACTGCTACAACGACTAATAATCATTTGTTGACAAACAACGATGTTGTTGTTATAGTTGGATCGTCTACAAAAGAATTTAATGGAACTTTTACAATAACTGTTACGGGGGCAAAAACTTTTACATATACTGTCCCCAATTCTGGCGCTGATGATACTACCAGTACAATGTATGCAAGGGTAAGTTATTTATATTATGTTGATGATACAAATACTTTAACAAAACTAGGAACATTGTCTTCTGCTACAAATGAATCGCAAGTAGATCAGACAAATACAACAATGACACTTCCTGGACTTGGCAAGGCAACGGATCGTATTGCTATGATAGAAGCATACGGAGGGCTTTACATATTAAATGGTCAATATATTTCTGAAATAGATATAGATGGACAATTTATTGAAAAGAGATTTACGTTGCCAAACGGCTGGGATGCGATTAGTGCAGATATATTTGGTAACTTTTTGGGAATATTAACAAGAAGTATAAATTCTAAACTAAATTATTCTAAAGTGATATATTGGGATTTGTCAAGTTATGAGCAACCAGTAGATGTTAAAAACATACCGATGGGTGGCCCACAAATAATTGTTAATTATCAAGAAATACCATTTGTATTTTGTGCGCAAAATGGTAAACTATTTATATATAGATTAACGGATGGTGGCACTATTTTGGTAAATAATTTATCAAATGTTGAGACAGAAACAGATGATCAACCAGTTATTCCAGATGCATGTAAATTTGTGGCAAACGATAGGGTATATTTTGGATTGTGGAAAACCGATAAAACAGGATTATATGAATTTGGCAGATTTGATGCCAACAGTCCATTTGCATTAGTATTGGGACGTAGATTTAATGTTAGTGATTATTCTGTTCATATTCCATATGCTGTTTTTGGAGCAGGACCAAATATTTATGGTGCATTTGTAGATGATACAGTTGCTACGAGTATAAAACTTGAAGGCAACAATAGTCCAAGATATAGTTCTAATGCTGTTATAGAAACAGTGTTTGTAGATGGTGGTAAACCAGAATTTTTGAAAGAATGGACTGGTTTTTTAATAGTATCAAAACCATTAGCAGCGAATTGTTCAATTGGTATATCTGCCAAAGTAGACAATGCCACATCTTATGATACAAATTCTGTAAACTCATTAACTAGCAGTAATGATCAGTTACATGATGGAGGAACTGGCGATACTTATTGGAAAAGAGACTGGACATCTTTGGTTGGTAGAACATTACAAGCGAAGGTTACAATGGAAAGCAATGGTTCAATTGCAAGACCCATATTAATATCATTAGGATTATTAAGTAGAACAACATCAATTTATGGATAAAGACGAAATAAAAATACGCAGTATTTACGAGGAAGATAAAACAGTATTGCTTGAAAAAAGAGTATCCTTATTAGAGGACCAGATTTTAAATATTAAAAATGCGGCACCATATCAAACCACTAGTTCTTCTATAATGTCCCCAAACTATAAATCCGGAAGTGACGGATGGAAAATAGACGAAAACGGAGATGTTGAATTTAATAGTGGTACTTTTTCTGGAGCATTATCTGCCAGTACAATAGATATAGGAGGTTCTGATTCTACTTCTTTCCATGTTGACATAAATGGTAATATGTGGCTTGGAGCAGCAACATTTGATTCTGCACCAGCAAAAATATCTAGTAATGGTGATGCCACGTTTTCTAGTATAAATATTACTGGAGGTGTAATAGACGGAACATCTACGATTGCCGGAATAACCGGAACTCAAATAAGTTATGTTGCCACTTCAACCGCAGATAGCGTTCCTACCGGATTAACATATTCCACTGGTGGTATTTCAACAGGTTCGGACGGTTCGCAATCGGCCTATGTCGTTCTTACTTGGAATGCGATTTCTTCAAACACTTTTGACCACTATTTGGTTAGATATAAGAAAGCGGCACTTACTTATTACACCTATATTCCAGCCACTACGAACACAATAACTATTGAAGGATTAACGCCTAATGTTTCGTATAACTTCGGTGTTTGTTCGGTAAATAAATACGGGACATCTTCAGCTTTTTCATCTGATATTATACAAACAACCCCTTCTGATTCAACTGCTCCGGCTACCGTTACGGGAGTTTCAGCAACAGCTGGAATACAATATGTGATAGTTCAGTGGACACATAACACCGAAAGCGATTTAGCTTCGTATAATATCTACAGAAATACAACAAACAATAGCGAGACTGCCACTTTGATAGGAAATTGCCGAACCAATTATTTTATAGACGGAGGAAGAACTGGCGGTCAGATTTATTATTACTGGGTTAAAGCAGTAGATACTTCGGGCAATGTGTCGGCTTCGTTTTCAACAGTAGCATCGGCTACTCCAAGAAATGTAGTTTCAAGCGATACTAACATTGCTTCTCAGGGATGGACGCAAACTTGCGTATTTAGTTCTACCGATGCAGATACTGTTAGTTGGGGAGCTGGAACTTTTACAACCGCGGCAGGAACTTCGTATTCTATTTCAGCGGGCAATACCGGCAATATGACTGCAATAACTTATATTTATTTAGATATTGCAGTTTCAACTACTGCTTACCAAATAACAACCACTGCCACTAATGCGGTTGGAGATGGAAAGGTTTTAATAGCGGTAGCGCAAAAATCAACCACAGAAGCCACTTTTCAAGTATTTGGAGGGTCTGGTGGAGTTGCGATAACTGGCGGAGATATTGAAAATCGTTCTATCACTAATGCGCAAATTGCCGCTGCTACTATTACATCTAATGAAATTGCAGCTAATACTATTGTGGCTGGGAATATTCACGCCGGAACTATTACTTCTAATGAAATAGCGACAAATACTATTACTTCGGATAATATATTAAGTATTGCTGGCTCAAAAGTCTTAATAGACGGCACAACTTATCTTTCTAATTGGAGAAAAACAGGCGATTTAACCAAAATAGATGGAGGACAAATATCAACAAATACAGTAACCCTTTCACAACTTAACTTCACCCCAGTACAAACAACAAATGTAATTGCTTCAATTAACGCTTCGACAGAAGGAATTAAGATTGATGCTGATAATATTACAATAAGCGGAGCTACAACTTTTGATTCTGGATACGACCCAACTACCAAAACAGCAAAAGTCGGTGGAACTTATGACTCGGCGTCTTCAGGAGCAAGAGTTCGTATCTTTCCAGATACCAATACTGGAATACAAGTAATTGATAATGCCGGGGATAATGTGTTTAAAGCAATGGTCGGAGGAACCGATGTTGGAGATGTAATTATGGGCAATGAGACTACTGGAAACTACGCTAAATGGGATAATTCTGCTGGTATTCTTGAAGTATTTGCCGATAATGTTCCGACATTAGGAAAAGCAACTTTTGGCGGCAATGGTTCTGACGGGGCATTAAGTATTACTTCTGGAACAACAAATATTGATTTAGGTGGAGCAGAATATTTTGAAAAGAATTATACAAGTATAACGATAAGTGGAACTGGTGCTCTTACTTTTAGTAATCCTCACAACAACGGAACGAAGATTGTTCTTAAATCAAAGGGTAATGTAACGATTACATCATCAGCCACAAGAGCTATTGATTTAAGAAATTTAGGAGGCAAGGGTGGAGCATCGTCAACAGGTAATGGTAATGAAGGTTTAGCACATAGAGATATGCTTGACACAGCCCTTGTAGCGGGAAGAGGCGGGGTTGGGGGAACTAGTGGCGGAGCAGTCGTTGGCGCCGGTGGTGTCCAATTTAGTATTTCAGGGCTTTATCCTTTTAAAGCATCAAGAAATTATAGAAAATTTGTTGAATTTACATCTGGCCCTGGTGGCGGTAGCGGAAGCGGATCCACTAATGCACCCAGCGGAGCAGGAGGAAGGGGCGGCGGGGCTTTATTAATAGAGTGTAATGATAGTTTAAATATTACAGGAACAATAGATGCTTCTGGAGGGAATGGGGCAAATGGAACAAGTGCATGGGGTGAAGCTAGCGGTGGTGGAGGTGGAGGAGCGGGAGGACATATTTTAATTTTATATAGAACCCTTACTGCTAATACTGGAACTTATATCGTAACGGGTGGCAACGGAGGTGATGGTGGTACTATTGGAAGCTCGTGGGGTGGAACAGGTGGCGGAGGTGGCGGTGGATTGAATGGTAAGGGTGGTAATGGAGGATATGTTGGTTCAGGCGCAGCCCAAAATGGTAGTAGTGGTCTTACTGGAGGATCTGGTGGTACCGCTGGAGCAAATAATCAGGCTGGTGGAGGAGGCGGAGGCGCTGCTGGTGAATTCCTGGTCGCAGAAAATAATTTAATAGCATAAAATAAAATGGAAATAATTAAACTAAAAGATGCATACGATCCAAATGCTTCTGAACGAGAGCAGCAAGCTGCCAGTCTTGCAAGAGTGCGTGAATTAGAGGCGATGGGGACTAATCCAGACACTCCTATTTATTATGAAGGCGATAAATGGACAGGTGGCGAGGGAAATATCTATGTCATAAGAGGAGGAAAAACATATACTAAAAGTGCTTACGATTCTATATTTGGTATGACTCCAGAAGACTTGGCTCAACAAGCATATAATCAACAATTAGCAGCTGCCTTGAAGGCGGGTGTTCAACCTGCTCAAATAGCTCCTGGTATGGTTAATCCTTATACTGATCCCCAAAAGGCTAAAGAATTAAATATTGCAGGTTCACAACCAATATCAGTTTCATCGATCCCAAAAACTCAAACTATGGCAGATATAACTGGTTCAACAATTCCTACTTATAGTCAACAATTTATACAACAACCAACAACTTCCGGACAGCCAACGCCGACGGTGGATTTAATACAGTCTAATATTACGCCACAAAATGTTATATCTGTTTCTAGAGAAGGTAATAATTTTTATGTTACTACTTCTGATGGACAATATATAAAACTTAATAGTGCAGATCCTGGTTCTGCATTTAAACGGCTTGGAATAAATGCAAATTTTGTACAACCAGGACAAACAGTATCTCTTGCACAAGCACAAACAGGACAATCATTTAATCCCTTTAGCGTTGCTGCAATGGGGACGCAAACAACTACACCATTAACCAGTAGTGCAATGGGCGGAGTTCAAGCACCAAGTGCAGGATTTGAACAAACATATAATAAACCTGGTATCTTTAGTCCTGGTGAAGGATATACAACAACGCCTACCACCAGAACTTTTGGTAAAATAGGCTTAGATATATATGAAACCACTGGGGGAATGTTTAAACATATAGAAGAAAAAGATCTTGCCTCAACCGGGCTTAATAAAAATCCCGGATGGTTTGAAACAATACCGACCATTGATGTTAATCAATTAACTCCAGAACAAAAAGCCATTGCTAACAAGGTGTCTATAGATACTTGGGGACATCCATTAACAACTACCGCCACACCAACTATTGATACAACAATCCCTAGTACTAGAGAAATATCAAGGGGTATTACTACCGTTCCAGAAAACGTTGGGACAGCCGCCGGATTTAATCAGCGTATTGATGATATTATCGGAAGTGTTTATTATAATCCACAAATAAATTATAAAGACAATCAAGCAGCACAGGCAAGAGACTTTTATAAAGTAAAAGTTCCTGTTACGGCAGATAACCCTGGTGGTTATGATATATACGATTCTAATGGTAACAAAATAGATCTTGCTACATTTAAATCTTTGGGATTGAATGCAGATTGGATTCCAGAAAAAACAACCCCTTCTCCATTGCCCCAATTAGTATATAATGGGGAAGATTCTGAATTACAGAAAAAAGCAAATAAATTGCAAGAACAAATTGATGCACTTACCGCTAAAGATCCTTTTGTTGGTAAAACCATTGAACAGATAAGAGCTGAACTTACTTCTGAACTTGGTTTAGATAAACTATATGCTGATAGAAATACAATACAAAAAAGAATAGATGCTATTTATAATGCTTATGATAAACTTATTGGTGAAAATGATGAAAATCCGGATATAACCCAGACCATTAAAAATAAAAGACTACAGTTACTATCTAATAAACAAACTTCACAGGTTGCCGCTTTGACGCGTCAATTAGATTCTATAAATAATGCAATTGCAAAAGCAGAAGCGACGGTTACTACAAGGTTAAGCGACCAAATAACCCAATATAATATTTATAGAAACCAGCTTAATGATTTACAGAATGCTTATGATAAGTTACAGGAAAGAATAGATAAGGAAGCGGATAATGCGCGTCAAGCACTTCAGTTTTTGGCATCAAATCCAGAAATGTTAAAAGATATTACACAGGCGGAATTTGATTATATTAATAAAAACGGTACTTATCCTGCGTCTTTGATCAGTAAGATAAGTAAAATATCTGGTACTAAATATCAAACAATATTTCATGATATTGATGCTAATGGTGTAATGCATACTTATGGAGTGACCAGTGATGGTAGACAAATAGAAATAGGCACAGTTCCTGGTTATGCTGAACCTGGTGGTAGTGATAGTAATGTTGTTTATACGTGGTATACAAATCCCATAACCGGTGAAGTAAGTTTAATTTCAGCAACTAAACCAACCGGACCTGGTACATATCCAGTTGAAGGCAGCAAATTGCCTACTCCTGCTAGTATAAAAACTGCGTTCATAAATTTTGCAAATCAGTATGGTGGTGGATATACAGAATCTCAGTATCGAGAAATAGCTATAAAAAATAACCTAGATGTTAACGATGCGGATATTAAAAAAGCTATTAGTAAAGGTGATAAATATGATTGGAATCTATTTGGAAATAGAATCACTGCCGATCCAAATGATATGACTACTCCAATAGTAAATTTTAATTCTTATTTACAAAGCATAGGCACAACTGGTAGCGGATCTGTTGCCGGAACTCGTTTATATAAAATTATTGGTTCAGACGGATCTACAACCAGAATGTTAAATGAATCCCAGGTACAGGTATTAAAAAATAATAATTATACTGTTATTCCGCAATAATGCCTTCAATTAATGATATAGATACAATTTTAAATAGGGGAGCTACTCCTCAAACACCTAACCAGATTAGAATGTCTGGTAATGGTTTTGCGCCATCAATAAATGATATAGACCAAATATTAAAACAGCAAGTAGTCCAACCACAAACACCGCAACAAATAATTCAAACTGGTATACAGCAACCAGTACAAAAAGTAGTACCAGGAGAAGAAATGTTTAAACCCGCCGAAAACGCAGGGTTCTTAAAGAAAGCTGGCTCCTGGTTACTTAATACATTTCTTCCAACACAAAGTATGGGAGTAGTTGCCAGAGACATTACTGCTAATGAAAATGAACAGTTAAAAAATCAAATAATTTCTGATGCGCAAAATACCATAAATTTATTTAATACTCGTATAACTGATGCTGAAGCAAAGGGAGATGTAGAGCGGGCAAATAGACTTAGAACCACTTTGGCGGATACTATACAAAAAACCAACGATCTTCTTGGAGAAGATGTTTTTCAAAAACCAACTACATTACAAACGGTTGGTGCTCTTGCTGATATTGCTGCAACCGCAGCGGCTCCGTTTGTACCAGCAAAATTTGCTACAACAAAAGCTGTTGGTACTATGTTAAAGCCAGTTGTAACAGAAACTGGAATGGAACTTGCAAGGGCTGGGACGATGAGAGCTGCTGGTGGTTTAGGTAGGGCTGCTTTAGAAACAGGATTGGCCGCTGCACCAGTTGGGGCCACCTTTGCTGGCGGTAGAACACTTGCAGAAACCGGTGATATTGATAAAGCAGCGGTGGCGGCAATAGTTGGTGCTCCGTTTGGGTTTGGTACTGGCGCTGTAACACCACTGGCTACAAGGGGATTAGGGCTTTTTGGTTCTAAAGTAATAGCTCCGATGGTTGATAAAGTAGATGAAGCAATGGGCGGTAAATTAGGCAGTGGTGTAACCAAAATGATATGGCGTGGATTAGTAAAACCATTAAATACTACATTAGAAAAACTTGGTCTTAAAAACGTAACTAAAGATCTTGAAAATGTTTTTCTTGAAAGCAAAAGAATTAAAGGAGCTGCACAAGCACAAGCAGATAAGGCAGTATCTAGGTTTGAAAAATATGTTAATGAACTTGGGGAAGAAGAAGCTATTAGGAGATATAATGAAGGATTATTTTTAAGTGGTAAAAATTCACTTTCTCCAAATGCGCCTCATGAACCACTAGAAGTTGTTCTTAAACAAACAGATGATCCCGTTGCCAAAACTGCAATATTAGATACTTATAATACTTCTGCTATTGTTGATGCGCCGGTTGCCAAATTCGGAAAAATCTATACTAATAGATCAAGATTGCCGCAAATTGAAGGTGGTTTTATTCTTCCGGCAGAAAAAATAAGCGTTAATGATCTTCGTGAAGAATTAGCCGGATTAGGATATAAATATTCAGATGTAGATCAGATTATTTCTAATATTGAAAAAGATGTAAAAGTTGTTTATAACAAAGAAAAACAGTTTGATATAGCTGAGTTTACAAATATGCCTGGACTGAGAGATGCTTTAAGAAAAGAATTGCCAAAATATAGTAAAATGGGTGAAGGGGCAACTCCTGAAGTTGCTGTTGTTAAGGAAGGTCCTGGCAAACCGGTTGTAACGGCTGCAGAAGGATTTAAACCCGCTCCAACTGGGATCAAGATATATATAGAAGGAGAAAAAATACCGGTTACAAAGATAAGAAGACAGGCAGAAAAACCAGTGCCAAGACTTATTACTCCGGTTGGCGGTAGAACTAGAGATGAAATGCATGAAGCATTGGTTCAAAATGTAATGAATAATGATCCTAGAATATCTAAAATAGCTGATTTATCAGAAAGAAGGTTGGCTGCTGAAGCAAAAATAGACAGAGAAAATCTTGGAATTGAAGCGTATTCTCGTTGGGGGCAAGCATCGGCAAGACAATTTACATTTGATACTCCACAAGAAGCTGCAGAAGCTGGGTGGTTATTACGTAAACCACAAGATTATAAAGATATGCTTTATGCAATGATAGATCAAAACGCGGATGATGCAGCTAAATATACAACTTTATTGAAGGCTCCCAAAATAAATGAATCAACTGGTAGACCGGTAGATCCAGATGCTCAATTAAGAAAATATGTAGACGATATCGTTGAAAAAGTTAGAATTGCTACAAAAGCAGTTCAACAAAGTGAAAGTGAGGGCATTAGGTCTTCAGAATTTGTTAGAGGACAATTAAATGCAATTTTAGGAGTTGGACAATCTGCTGAAGAAAGAGATCTTTATAAGGCATTAGCAACAATTAAACAACTTGGTGCTGCAAAATTGACAACATCTTTCATTGCTAACGCTTTTCAGCCATTAAACTCATTGTTGGCTGCTGATTTACCGTCTTTTGCAAAAGGATTTGCAAGTATGTTACATATTACTTCATCACCGATGGAAAAGTATACTGCGCAAGAATTTGCAACTTTGACAGGAGCCAAAGCCGGAACTATTGTAGAACCGTTTAATATATTTAAAGGAAATAAAGAACAAGCAACTGCGTGGAGAAGATTTATAAATAAAATTATTGGCCCATTTAAATGGACAGAGGTAAGTCTCAATAGAACCCATGCTGCAAACACTGGAGCTTTTTATGCTATACGACAATTCAAAAAAGGAAATTTTGGTGAAGTGGCAAAATATTTGGGAGAATCGGATACAACAAGTGCAATATTGAGAGGATTTTTAAACGAAGATGATCTTATAAAAATAGGTTCAAATTTTATGGATTATACTCAGTTTGGATTTAATCCGCTTGAACTACCAACGGCGTTTAATAATGAATGGGGTTCAGCAATACTTCAGTTTAAATCATTTGGATATAGACAAGCCAAGTTTTTATTTGATGAAATATTAAGGGGAGATGCGAGGGCTTTAAGAAATTTGGCAATTATTACAACCATATATCCTCCATTGGGAATGGCACAAAATGTACTTAAAAGAATTATAACCGGAAGGGCATTAACGGAAGGGCTAACAGATGAAGATAAATCTTTCTTAGGCCTATATATAGAAGGGGCATTAAACACCGGTGTAATGTCTATAATAGGAGATGCTATTACCGCTGGTTTATCTGGGAGAGGTGTTGCATGGGCAATGGGGCCAACTGCCGGAACGATAGGTGGAGGAATAGAAACTGCCGTAAGGGCTGGTGCTGCAATTGGCGCTGGTGATATAGAAAAAGCAGCAGATCTATTAGCAAAATTTATGACCTCTCAGGCTGGTGGAGGTGGCCGTGGTGTTTATAATCTTGGTAAATGGTTATGGGACGATGTATTAGATTTGTCTTTGTTAAATCCGCTTGGTGGTACCGCTTATGCTGCAGAAATACCGCAAACACCGGAACAATTTATACAAGGTGCACAACAAGAACCAGCATATGCTTTACAAAAAATAAAAGATATGCCACAATACAAAAGGGTAGACGAGCAAAGTGGTGGTATAATAACCAAAATAATAAATCTTTTATCACCATTGTTTGGTTCACATACTATAAATGTAAATAATAAACCAACAATAGACAATAAATTAGCATTCGATACTACGAAGTTAAAAGATCCGTCAATATTAGAAAATGGTAAAAGTATTGATACGTTGAAATATACCCCAAAACAGATGACAGAAAAACCAGTAATTAATAATAATGCCACAAATTTAAAAGAGCCAAATTCAAAAACAGTATTACAAAAGTTTAATAGTCCAGAAGAGGGAATAAGGGCAAGTGCAGAAGATTTGAATACAAAATTATCTGGTGGCGGAAATATTGTCCAGAGTATTTTATCTAAAGAAAATATTGACAATCCGACAGTTGCAGATATGTTAAGAATACACGAATCTGGTACCACTATTCCTAATAAAAAATCAGATAGTTATGTAAATAATATACAAAAATGGACTGGTTTAGATCTAAATCAACCGATAATAGATTTTCCAAAAGAACTTTATGCTTTATTAATGAAGGGAATGATGAGATATGAATCCCCATACTTCTTTCAAAAATACAGAAATTTGGTCGATAATATAATGCAAGACGTTGTTGGAGTTGAACAATATAATCCAAGCAACATTAAATAAATGAACGAAGAAGATTACAAAATAGAAATAGTACGTAAACTAGCAGCTTTAGAAGCAAATTATAAATCTCTTGATAAGAAAGTTGATTTATTATCAAGCGATTTTAAATTTTTTACCAGTAATTGTTTTGAACATTTTAAAAATGATGTTTATAACAAAATGGAAAAACTTAAGGGAATTTCTCCGGTAATAACCATTATATTATCTTTATTTTCGGCTGTTATTACAGGATTAGCTATATATGTTTTAACAAAATGACATTCCCATTATTTAGACGACAACTTATACGTGGAGTAAAAGAACATATTGCAGATGGACTTGGTGCTGCCTGTGATTATGTGGCCAATTATGAAACCATTTATGCACCATGTGGCGGAACTATTTATACATTCAAAGAAACAAAAGGTGGCAACTGGATAGGTATTAAAAGAGATAATGGTGACAAAATAGAAATGGCGCATTTAGATAAATATTTAGTTAGACAGGGATGGTTATTTAAAACAAGAGTAAATGAAGGACAACCGATAGCAATAAGCGGAAACTCTGGTACACAAACCTCGGGTCCACATCTTCATTTACAGATAATAAGGAACGGAAAACGTTTAGACCCAGAAGAATATTTTTATTCAACAAATATTCCTATTGTTGTTGTTAATATAAATATTCCACAAATGAAAAATTTTCAGAATGAACTATTAAAATATAGTGCTGGAATGCTTACATGCACGTGGGACATAATAAACAAATCTATTAAAGGGCCATTAGATCAGTTTAGCGCATATAAACTGGCAGATGAAATGTTTGATAAAAAGTATTTGCCATATCGTTATTCATTTATTCGTTATACACCCGTAGACGTAAATGATAATATGTTAACTACCTTCTATTATCCAGAAAGAAATATGTGTATTTCTAAACTACCTGGTTTTGATCCAAGATCTTTGGTTTTTGAGTTTGCGCACCAGGTACAGATTTTTTATAATGCTAACAGGGGGACAAACCCATATATTGATGTTGATGATGCACAAACGGCTATTTCTGACGAAATGATTTCTAAAAAATTAAGATCAGTTCTTCCTTATATTAATATTTTACTAAAGCCATGATAAAAATTTATGGTTTTGGATACGTGGGTAAAGCAATGAAAAAATTGTTTCCAGATGCTTTAGTTCACGATCCATTACAAAATTTTATAAATAATGAATTTGCGGACATTTCTATTGTCTGTGTTCCAACACCATTAAAAAACGGTGCATTAGACTGTTCTATAGTTGAAGATGTGGTAAAAAATTGTAATAGTCCATTAATATTAATTCGTTCTACCGTAATGCCTGGAACTTGTGATTATTTAGAAAAAACATACAATAAAAATATTGTATTTCAACCAGAATATTTGGGAGAATCTATAAATCATCCGCTAAATGATTTGAAAACAAGATCTTTCATAGTTTTAGGAGGAAAACCAGAAAATCGTAGAAAAATAATAGAACTATATCAAACTGTATACAATGCAAATATTGTAATAAGACAGGTAACAAATTATGAAGCTGAAATAATTAAACTTTCAGAGAATAGGGCTATAGCATATAAAGTAATGCAATGTCAAGAGTTATACGATGTCTGTGAAAAAGCTGGAGTTGATTATTATACAATTCGTGATATAGTATATGGAGATGATCCAAGATTTAATCTTTGGTTTACTTTTGTCTATCCAGACAAAAGAGGTATAAATAGCAAGTGCTTGCCCAAAGATGTTTATGGGTGGGCCGCCTGGGCAGAATCGTTAGGATATGTACCGGAATTAACAAATAAGTTATTAGAAATAAATGATAAAATTATCAATAATAATTCCTTCATATAAAGATCCTTATTCTGTAAAAACCATTAATTCACTTTTAGAAGGATCTGAACTTGGTGATCAATTAGAAATAATTGATGTTTTAGATGGTTTTTGGCCATCTTATGAAATAGTACAAGACCCAAGAGTAAGATATGTGCATCTTGGCCGAAATCGTGGAATGAGGGGGGCAATAAATGCGGGAGTATCTATTTCAAGAGGCGAATTTATTATGCGAACCGACGAACATTGTATGTTTGCTAAGGGTTTTGATAAAGCAATGACTGATGTTTGCGAACCAAATTGGATAATGACTGCCAGAAGATATTATTTAGATCCTGTTAAGTGGGAACTTATGGACATACCCTATGTAGATTACGAAAAATTAGTTATTCAAGAAGGAAAGAAATTTGCAGCACAAAGATGGAGATCAAGAGATGAAGAACGTAAAGATATAATGATTGATGAAACCATGGCCATGCAAGGATCGTGTTGGGTAATGCCTAGAAAATGGTGGGATGAAGTAATAGGTGAACTAGATACAGAACATTATGGCCCACTTATACAAGATTCTCATGAAATGCAATTTAAAACATGGAAAGCAGGAGGCAGGTTAATGCTTAATAAAAATACTTGGTTTGCACATAAACATCGAAGTTTTCCAAGGACACATAATAACGGTACTGAAGAAAATCCGGCCAATTGTGAAGCTGGTTATAAATATGCTTTAGACACATGGCGAGAATATTATGAGAAAGAAATTTTACCAAAGTGGAATATGTAAAAATATATTAGTTGCATAAGATTATTTTTAAAAATGGATAATTTAGTTAGTATTATATATTACACATCAAACCGCGAAGACGAGGGATTTGAAAATAGGATTAAAGAAAATCTTCTAAAAGTATGCGGAGATATTCCTATAATTTCTGTCTCTCAAAAACCAATAAATCTAGGAACAAATATTTGTGTAGGTGATGTTGGGGCTAGTGGCTTTAATTGTTTTAGACAAATTTTAATTGCATGCGAAGCGGCAACCACAAAATTTGTAATATCTGCAGAGGCTGATACTCTTTATCCACCAGATTATTTTACGTTTATTCCGCCAAGAGATGATGTTTGTTATCGTGATTCAAATTTATATGTAATGCCAGATATGAGAGATTTTTATTTTAGAAAACCTGAGGGAGCTACACATGCGCAAATAGTTGGACGAGAATTTTATATAAAAACATTAAAAAAATTATTTGAAGGAGCACCGATGTGGAGTATAGAAGAGAAAAATTTTCCGAAAGAAAGATGGCGCAAAGAAGATGTATTTGATAAAATTGAATACTGGGAAAGCGAAAATCCGGTCGTACAAATAAAAACAGGAGATTCTCTTAGATATTACACCCATTCAGAGCGTATTCCGATTTATTCATTAAAATATTGGGGAGATGGTAAAACTTTGCGCAAATATTACGTAAGAAAAAAAAGAACATTTAAATGAAACTAATTGATGGAATAAAATATGAAGGATGTCCGTTTGAAATTCCTGATAATTCAAGAGATGAATTACCAGAATTTTTAAAAGAAATGGGTTATAAAGTTGGAGTGGAAATCGGAGTTTATAAAGGAGAATTTACAAAAAAATTCTTAGATGTTGGATTAAAAATATATGCAATTGATCCATGGCAACCATATGAAGGAGCGGGGAGAACACAAAAAAACAAGGCAAGACAAGATTTTCTATACGGACATACTCAAAGATATCTTGATACCTATATAAAAAATGGGCAATGTTTGCTTATTAGAGAAACTTCAATGAATGCATTAAAATTTTTTGACAATGAAAGCCTTGATTTTGTTTACATAGACGGTGATCATAGATTTAGATATATAGCAGAGGATATTTATGAATGGAGTTTTAAAGTTAAAAAAAACGGTATAATATCTGGACACGATTATTTCTGCACAGATCCGACAGCAAATAACGTTATTTGCCAAGTTAAACCAATTATTGATGCCTATGTAAGAGCTTTTGGTGTTAAAAACTTTTATATTTTTGGCAGATCGAAGCCAATTGAATTAGAAAAAAAGAATGATAAATATTATTCATGGATGTTAATAAAACAATAATTTATTTGACCGATAATTGTCTTGATCCTAAGATAGATGAATTTTGTAAAAAAAACATTTTGGAATCAATCGGTAATTATCCTTTAATTTCCGTTTCTCATAAGCCTATAGATTTTGGCGAAAATATTTGCGTAGGAGAAATGGAAAGGACAAGTTTGACCATCAACATTCAAATGATGGAAGCGTTAAAAAGAGTAAAGACCGAATTTATTGCCATTGCTGAACACGATTGTTTATATACCCCCGAACATTTTGCTTTTATTCCCCCAGACAAAAATGTCTTTTGGTATAATGAAAATGTTTGGTTATTACAAGTATATAGTCTAAGTCATCCAGAATTTAACGGTATGTTTTCATTTTTTAAAAATAGAAAGGCTAATTCCCAATTAATTTGCGGAACAAAAATAATGATTAAAGCAACACAAGATAGGATAGATATGATGAGCGACCCAGTATGGAAAGCAAGATATCCGTTGGGAAGAATTGGGGAGGCAGGGGCGATGGACTATAACCACGCTATGCGATTGGCGGTTGGAAAAAATGTTGCTCATATTAGAGAAAGATTAAAGAAATATATTCAAGATTATGAAGGGAGAAATTTCAGAACGACAATTCCAAATATAGACATAAGACATAATAATAATTTTACAAAAAATAGAAGAGGAACAAAGAGAACATTTAATCTCTCCTATTGGGGAACAATAGAAGATGTTTTTAAATATGGCAAACCAACTTTCAATTTTAATTCCTAGCCGCAATGAGGCATTTCTTAAGAATACCATAGAGGATATTCTGAAGAACATAGAAGCAGACACAGAAGTGATTGCCGTTTTAGACGGGGCATGGGCAGATCCGCCAATCCTTCAGCATGAAAGAGTGAATGTAATTTATGTACCAGAACCAATAGGGCAAAGAGCGGCAACTAATTTGGCGTGCAAGTTAAGCAAAGCAAAATTTGTAATGAAGATTGATGCCCATTGTGCTTTTGATAAAGGATTTGATCGAAAAATGATAGAAGGTTTTAAAGAGACAGGAGACAATGTAACAATGGTTCCTATAATGAGAAATCTTTGGGCTTTTGATTGGAAGTGTCTAAAATGCGGTAAAAAGTGGTATCAGGGGCCTACTCCTATTAAATGTCAAGAAACCAATTTTAAGGGGACTGGTAAACCTTGTGATAGTACAAAATTTACAAAAAAAATTATGTGGATAGGGAAACATAATCCACAATCTACTTCTTATTGTTTTGACGCAATACCACACTTTCAATATTTTGAAGATTATAAACATCGTCCAGAATATATAAAAGACAAAAAAGAAACTGGTTTTACCGAAACAATGTCTTTACAAGGAAGTTGTTTTATGGTTACAAGAGAAAACTACTGGAAATGGGAGGTATGTGATGAAAAACTCGGAAACTGGGGCAATCAGGGTATAGAAGTGGCTTTAGCTACATGGTTTAATGGCGGAAGGGTTTTATGTAATCATCATACATGGTATGCCCATCTGTTTCGTACACAGGGTGGAGATTTTAGTTTCCCTTGGCCTAATAGTGGAAAAGAGACGCAAAAAACAAAAGACAATGTTAAAAATAAATATTGGAAAAATCCAAAATTAGTTTGGTTATTAAAAAAATTCTGGCCAGTTAATGGGTGGACAGAAGAAGACTTAGAAAATTTATAAAAAACAATAAATATATATTAAAAATACACCAAATACCTTGATTTTGGTGTATTTTTATGTTATAATGTGTATATAAAGATGCACACATTCAACTTTTTATTCTTTGCTTCCGAACAAAAAGAGATACGTAATGATTAAAGATTTACTTCAAAATAAACCAGCCCGAGAGCGAGCCAATATCAAAGCTACCGAAATAGCTAAAATTAAAAGTGTTCCTAGAACCAATGTTAAGTTCTCTGGTGCTGATTACGATATTGAGATTATTTCTTTTAATCCGATTGGGGGCGGAATTGAGCTTTATGCTAGAGCCTGGGATTCTCAGGGACAAGTAGGTTTTGGTAAAGACGGCACGGTTGAAATAGAAAGATTTAGGATTTTTAATCCCCCGATTTTAGTTGATGACCCAAACGGCGATATTGTTCGGGAGTGGACAGATGAAAAAACTGGTGAATTAAAACAAAGAAAATTAAGAGAAGACCCCAAAGAAGCTATTTTACAATCATTAGCCCATACGATTCTTGTTTCAACCAAGAATAACCCGAGAGGAAAAATAGTTAAGGGTAAAATAGGGAGCACTACCGATACTTTTTATCCAGCCGCTGGAGCAAATAGTCCTGTTGATGGAGGTGTCGGATATACGGTTTATGATGATGGAGGAAGTGATGCCGGGAAGGCGTGGTCGTATATCGTTAACCACGCAGGGACCTCAACTTATGCCAATCCTACCGAATTATGGACAACACCCGTTCAGTTTTCAGCCGGGAGCACTACCAATTATTTTAGATATAACCTTCGTGCAATTTATCTTTTTGACACTTCTACTATTGGAACAGATGATATTACTTCGGCAGTTCTTTCCATTTACGGCAAGGGTAAACAAGACCAACTTAATGCTACACCCAATGTTGGTATCTATCTTTCCAATCCCGCTTCAAACGATAATCTGGTTGCAGCAGACTATAGTTCTGGTGGGATGTCTCCGGGTGGTGTTTTACAATCCGATTTAATTACTTATGCTAATTGGTCTACATCTGGTTATAATGATTTTACCCTTAATGCTACGGGTAGGGGGAATATAAACAAAACTGGAATTTCAAAATTTGGTGCGAAGAATCAGCAATATGATGACGCAAATAGCACCCCGCCCTGGGCTTCTGGTTATCTCAACACTAGGTTAGAAGGCTATTGCGCTGACCAAACGGGCACTTCTCAAGACCCTAAATTGGTGGTGGTGCATAGTGCGGCTGGTTCAACTTCTCCTTCCATCTCTCCTTCAATCTCGCCCAGTGTTTCCCCGAGTGCGAGTTTATCTCCCAGTTTATCTCCTTCTCTTTCTCCTTCGATCAGTCCTTCAGTTAGTTTATCTCCATCTATTAGTCCCAGTATTTCTCCATCTCCAAGCCCTGGTTGGACAGATTATACAAGAGGAGAATATGCAACACCACCTACCAATGATGATGATTTAGAAACCGCTTATTCAACACAGGATTATTTAGATGTATCCACTAAAGACGATACAAGGGTTGAACAAACCCATACAGATGGAATTGCTATTCATCAATTCAAGGATTATGTGGGAAGTGCAAATTCTTGTAATTTAGAATGGGAAGGACAAACCACAATTGCCCCATCGTCGGTTGCTGTTTATTTACAAATTTACAATAGAAATACATCAGCGTGGGAAACGGTCGATTCAGATAATACTTCGGCGGCTAATACTGATTTTATTTTAACAGCTAATATATCTAATTTATCCAACTATAAGAACGTGAGTTCTATTATTTCGTGTCGGGTTTATCAATTGGCAATGTAATTATGATAGAAACAAATAAAAAATATTATGATAATATTTGGGGAACAGTCCATAGACATGATTATTGTGAATCTTTAGCTAATAGATTAATCCAACAATATGGAAAAGTTCGCTTTTTAGATTGCGGAACAGGTTGTGGATACTTAGTTAAACTTTTAAGAGAGAAAGGCTGTGATGCTTGGGGATTAGAAATTTCTGACTATGCCCTAGAAAACTCTTGTGCTAAAGGATATGTTCTCAAGGGTTCGGTTACTGACATTCCTTTCAAAAATGGGTTTTTCGATGTAGTTTACTCGCAGGGTTTGTGGGAGTATGTGAAAGAAACAGATATAGACAAGGCGTGGGCAGAATGTAATCGTGTAGGGAAGATTCAGGAACACAACATAGACCCTATTGGTAGCGGAATAGATGAAGAAAATTTTGTTAATCTGAAAACTATAGAGGAATGGAAAAAAAGATTACAAGTCCCAAAAATCCTTGTTGCTTGTCCGACCCACCAAGTCAAAGAATACTGTTTTCAAGAATGGATAGATAATGTTAAAAACTTGACCTACCCGAATTACGATATTTTAGTAGTAGATAACTCCCCCGATGATTCGTATGTTAAGAAGTGGGGCGACCAAGTGCCAATGATACATCTATCTAACCAAGACCAAGACCCTCAACGAATGGGTAATAGAATATGCAAATCGATGGCAGTAATTCAAAAGCACTTTCTTGCAGGAAACTATACCCACTGGATGAACATAGAAGCCGATATCATTCCTCCAAAAGACGTGATTGAAACCTTGCTTAAATACGGGCAAGATGCTGACTGGATTTCACATTGCTACAAAACCCTGCCGACAGGAGATACGGTTCAGCAGGGTATTGGGTGTTCGCTTCTTTCCCGTAAACTGATGACTGATTTTGACTGGAGTAAGGCAGACGATACACCCGATTCAGAATTATGGAACTTTGCTAAACCTAAAATGAGAGAAGACGATAAATACAAGACCGTTGAGATTTGGGGAGTAATGGATGTTAAACATCTAAAATAAATATGATACAAATAAGACAAGAAATAAATATATTAAACGCAGTATCAACCTCTACAACTTCAGTAGATACTAATGCTCGTATTCAACTAGATACCACTAGATATAACGGAACAGTAACTTACTATTTTGAAGCTGAAACTGCTGGCAGTGCATCTAATACAGGAACAGTAACCCTGCGTAGAAATGGGACATCCACAGATGATGCAAGTATTTCTGTGGGAACTTCTACAGCTTTTACTCTTAATCGTTCTAGTGCTTTTACACCCCCAGCAGGACGAACTACTTATTTTGTACAAAATCTTGCAGATGGAACTCACTCTCAAACAGTCAAATCTGCCCGTATAATTGTAATTCAAAACACCTCTGCTCTTTCCAGCACCGAAACTCAAATAGAAATAGGTTCTCAATGTTCTACTACCTCTACGACCTTAGTTGCACTAACTAATCCAAAATACTGGAAATATACTTCTGCCAATTGGGATGGAACTATTACTGCTTTTTTCGAGGCCTCTTTCAAATCAGATTCCTCCAAATCTGCTGCGACCTGTTCGCTTCAAGTTGCAGACGGCACGGGAGATGGTTTTACGGGTTGGACAGATGTTACTGGTTCAACCATAACAACTACAAGTACTAGTGCTACTATAGTAAGAAGTTCTGCAATTACTCTTACGGCAGGAAGAAATTATAGAGTTGCTTTCAAAAGTGCTTCCTCTAAATCCGCTACTACTATTTATAATGCGAAGATTATTATTGACCAGCTTGGTTCGGAAGAAATAACTCAAAATACGACTTCTGCAAATTATCTATGGATAACTGGCGGTTCTAATGCTAGCTCGTCTGAAGCCGGAGGGCAATCTTTTAAACTTACTACGGCCAAAACAATTACCGCGGTAAAACTTAAATTATTAAAAGTTGGTTCTCCAACTGATACGGTTAGAGTTGATATAGTTTCAAATCTTGGTGGAAGTTCACTTGCTTCAGCTACCATGCCCGCAAGTAATTTAACTACATCTGGTACTGACTATATTTTAATTTTTACGAATCCTGTACTATTAGACTCTAATACAACATACTATATTCAAGTTACCCGCTCGCCTGATACAAATAATAATACCAATTACTTTGAAGTGAACGAAACATCTTCGGATGTATATGCCGATGGTACACAATATTATAGGCAAAATGGTGGAGTGTGGAACCCATATTCTACATTTGATTTATATTTTACGCTGTATAGTGGCGTTATTACTAAACTTGAACCCCAGTATCTTCTTGCCAATACTCTTCTATCTACTGGTACGGGATTACAAAGTACACTTACTAAATGGGATTCTACCGAATGGAGTGGAGTAACTAATGTTTATAAAAACGCTGTCGACGCTGCTAACAATTCTACTTCAGTCGTCGAAATTGATACAGCAGAAGGAACTCAAGTAACTAATTCGGTAGTAACTTCACCAGATAACCAGGGTATCTCAGCGGCAATGACAATGCCTGCTGATCAGAATTTAGACTGTAAAGCAACGACAAATAATAATGATGTCTATGCAGTAGCAATATTAGTAGCAGTCACAATTAGTAGTGGTGTTTCGTTTTCTCCTTCTATCTCTCCATCAGTTAGTCCCAGTATAAGCCCATCGGTTTCGCCCAGCGCCAGCCTAAGTCCGAGTTTATCGCCGAGTTTATCTCCAAGTCTAAGTCCATCGTTTTCTCCATCTCTTTCTCCTTCTATCTCTCCGAGTCTCAGCCCAAGCATTTCTCCATCAGTCTCACCATCGGTTTCTCTTTCCCCCTCACTATCGCCAAGCATTAGTCCGAGTTTAAGTCCTTCACTTTCACCGAGTATCAGTCCATCAGTGTCTTTGAGTCCTTCTTTGTCTCCTTCAATTTCACCGAGTATAAGCCCGTCAGTTTCTATTTCTCCTTCGCTATCTCCAAGTATCAGTCCGTCAATTTCACCGAGCGTTAGTTTATCTCCATCCTTAAGTCCTAGTTTATCACCGTCTATCTCTCCTAGTTTAAGTCCCTCCATAAGTCCCTCATTTAGTTCATCTCTTAGTCCCAGTCTTTCCCCCTCTCTTAGTCCTTCGGTTAGCCCTAGTGTTTCTTTATCTCCTTCGGTTTCGCCTTCGTTGTCACCCTCACTAAGCCCAAGTTTTTCTCCAAGTTTATCGTTTAGTTTGTCGCCTTCGTTTTCTCCAAGTGTAAGTCCTTCGGTGTCGTTGAGTCCATCTATTTCTTCTTCGTTAAGTCCATCAATCTCTCCAAGTATCTCTCCAAGTATTAGCCCATCGGCATCTATTTCACCATCACTAAGCCCTTCTTTTTCTCCAAGTATAAGTTCTTCATTATCTCCTAGTATTTCTCCTTCATTAAGCCCGAGCATTAGCCCTTCTATTTCTCCGTCTTTATCTCCATCAGTGGCACCCGATAATAGTATTGTTGATTCTAATGCATGTTATCTGGAAACTTCTGCTAGAAATAGCATTGCCAGAACTTCTAATGGAGATCTTTATGTCGTCTATAACCGATGGAATGGCACTAATGGTATTTGGGGAGATATTTATGTCTCTCGCTCGACTGATGGTGGTAGTTCGTGGTCAAATCAGTTAGTATATACTCATGCGACTAGACAACAGTATTGTCCAAAAATAGCTGTTGATAGTGCTGATAATATCTTTATTGTTTGGGAAACTAAAAGTCCAACAGTAAACGATAATGTAAAAAATATTTGCTTAGTTAAGGGTATTTGGAACAACTGGGGAAGCAGAGAAATGGTCACAGATAGTGCAAGTGAACAGTATGCCCCGAGTATTGCTATTGATGGTAATGATAATCTCCATATTACTTGGTATGGATTAGGTTATGGTACTAATACTACCTACTGTCAGATAGTCTATAGAAAGAGAAATAGTAACGGAACTTATGAAGATATTACCCCCTTGACAGATAAGGCATATCATCAATTTGACCCAAGCATAGCCATAAATAGTAGTAATGATATACACATTGTATGGGATGGCCCCTATTGGGGCGGAGCAAATAATAATTATTATCAGATTGTACATATAGCATATTCGAATGGTTGGAGTAGTCCAGAAGTAGTAACAGACAACGCATGGTCTTCTTTCGTTCCCGTTTTAGCTATTGACAGTTCGGATAATCTTCACCTAGTCTATAATAGGGCTATTAATAATGTTTGGTCAGATTTATATCAAAAGAAAACAACTACTTGGTCAGCAGCCGAAGTTGTTTTTGGTGATGGCACTCACAATGCTTATCGACCTTGTATCTCTTTAGATAAAGATAATAATATTTATGTTTCAGGAGAGGAAACGGGGTTATATAGTTCTACGATTAGGAATATTGTTCTTAGAAAAAAAACCGACAACAATTGGCAATCAATAGAAACTATCAGTTTTGAACCAACGCAGCAGCAAAATTCTAACTTATTATGGGCAAATTATCCAATCATTAATGGAAAAAAACCAAATGTTCCTTCTGCTTCTTCTGTGATGGTTTGGATGTTTGGTGCTACGTCAGATTTAGATTATTATGGCAAAATTTATTTTAGATCTGCAACAGATATTGCGTGGGGTTCTCCAAGTCCATCTGTTTCACCGTCACCTTCGTTAAGTCCTAGTATTTCTCCGTCGATTTCGCCTAGTATTAGCCCGTCTATCTCTCCTAGTCCAAGTATATCTCCCAGTGTCTCTCCTAGTCCTAGTTTATCGCCGTCGCTTTCTCTATCACTTAGCCCTAGCATTTCTCCAAGTCTTAGTCCTTCCTTGTCACCGAGTCTATCACCAAGTATCTCTCCGTCCTTATCTCCATCGATATCTCTATCACCGAGTCTTTCGCCTTCTATATCTCCTTCAATATCGCCTTCGGTTTCTCCTTCTGTATCACCTAGTGTTAGTAAATCGCCTAGTCTATCTCCCTCGTTAAGTCCCTCTTTAAGCCCTAGTTTATCTCCATCTGTTAGTCCATCAGCATCCAAATCTCCAAGCATATCTCCAAGTTTAAGTCCAAGCGTAAGCCCTTCTGTATCACTTTCTCCTAGTTTATCACCAAGTTTATCTCCTTCAATTTCGCTCAGTATTTCGCCTTCAGTCTCTCCATCGGTCAGTCCTTCGATTTCGTTATCGCCATCTTTATCTCCATCAATAAGTCCTAGTTTAAGTCCAAGCATTTCTCCAAGTATTTCATTATCAATCTCGCCGTCTTTAAGTCCTTCATTATCTCTCAGTATCAGTCCATCAATATCTCCAAGTGCTAGTATATCTCCAAGCTTATCGCTAAGTATTTCTCCTTCGCTATCTCCAAGTATCAGTCCGTCCATTTCACCGAGTGTTAGTTTATCCCCCTCCTTGAGCCCTAGTCTTTCTCCTTCCCTTTCTCCCAGTTTATCTCCAAGTCTATCCCTATCAGTTTCACCAAGTCTTAGTCCTTCAGTATCACCGAGTATCAGTCCGTCTGTTTCACCATCGGTAAGTCTAAGTCCTTCTATTAGCCCAAGTATTTCTCCGAGTGTTTCGCCTAGCGTTAGTTTAAGTCCGTCATTGTCTCCAAGTTTGAGTCCGTCACTTTCGCCGAGTTTATCACCCAGTTTGAGTCCTTCAGTTTCTCCAAGTGCCTCAGTTAGTCCATCGGTTAGTCCTAGTGTTTCACTGTCTCCGTCTTTAAGTCCTTCATTATCACCGTCTATTTCTCCATCTCTAAGTCCATCAATCAGTCCAAGTCTGTCTCCGTCTTTGTCTCCCAGTGTTTCTCCCTCCGTTTCTTTCAGTCCGTCGATAAGTCCCTCAATTTCGGCTTCATTAAGTCCGAGTATTAGTCCTAGCATTTCCCCGTCATTATCACCATCTATTAGTCCTTCTGTTAGTCCGTCTGTTTCAGTAAGCCCTTCATTAAGTCCTAGTATTTCCCCAAGTGTATCTCCAAGTGTATCTTTATCTCCTAGTTTAAGTCCATCTTTATCAGTTAGTCTTTCCCCCAGTCTTTCTCCATCGGTATCACCATCCGCTTCTCTTTCTCCGTCGGTATCCCCGTCAGTAAGTCTTTCACCAAGTCTTAGTCCTTCTATTTCACCATCAGTTAGTCCAAGCATCAGTCCATCTATAAGTCCAAGTATTAGCCCCAGTCTTTCTCCATCTATTAGTCCAAGTGTAAGTCCAAGCAAAAGTCCATCATTATCTCCAAGTATATCCCCATCTGCTTCTATTAGTCCATCAATAAGTCCATCCGTATCCCCGTCTGTATCTTTAAGTCCATCAGTATCGCCATCTATTTCTCCTTCTCCAAGTCCTATATGGACAGACAGAACTAAACCCGCAAATCCTATATACACGGACAGAACTAAACCAACAACTATTTTTACGGACAGAACTAAACCAACTACCACTTTTACAAATAGAACTAAGCCCACTACTACATTTACAAACCGTACTAAACCAATATCTACATGGACAGATAGAACAAAAATACCAATAGCATAAGTTGATTTTACTCTAAAAATATGTTATTATATAAATATATGCGGCACTGAGCCGGGTCGAATAAATAGATAAATAAGTATAAAAATATGGCAAATAAAAATAAAAAGTGGATCCAGAAGGCATTAAACCCTTCATCTAAAGGGAAACTCCATCGTGCACTTGGTGTACCGTTGGGCGAAAAAATTCCTGCCGTAAAACTAATGCAAGCCCAAAAAAGCAAGAATCCCAAGATCCGAAAAATGGCAGCATTAGCAAAAACTTTGTCAAAATTCTAATATGAATGAGAAAATCATTTTTGATACAGTTTTGGGAGTTGCTTTAACCGGCGGATTGGTAGAAGCATTAAAAAGAGCCGTAGGTATTTCTAAAAGATTTATTCCGCTACTTTCCGTTGGTATAGGTATTGGTTTGTCCATTGTTGGACTTGGAGTAACGCTATCAAATGTTCTATTTGGACTTGTTGTTGGATTAACAAGTTGTGGACTTTATAGTGGAACAAAAGCGTCTTTGGGCAAATAAGTTTAGGTTGGCCAATCTAAAACACGATAGAAATATCGTGTTTTAGTTATGTGTCTATACGATCTTTTGATATTTAATCTATTTATAATTTCTTATCGAGACACACAATTTACTGATTATTTACCAAGATACCGTTTTGTTCGAATATCTCAGTAGACATCATTTATAGGTTATAAATCCTAGAATCCTATTATCATTTATATTAAATTTATCTTTACTAATAACCCATAAACCATTCCAGTTTCTTGACAAAACTGTTATTGTATTTTCATCTTTATCTATAACAATTCCTACATGTCCAGATTTACCTGCATTTATAACAACTATTGAATCTATTTCTGGTATTTGTGTATTAATGTATTTTTGCCAAGAAATAGCATTACCAGAATAATCTACTCCTGTCAGATATTTTACGAATCCAACACATTGACCAGCAGACAATGGGTTCCAGTCTGTTGGCAATATTTTTCTTTGTGTTGTTGTTGGATAATTAGCATACTTAGATATTGTTATTTGATTAGTCGCTACTACACTATTTTGTTGTATTATTGTTAGATTACTTGGTTTTGGTGCTAAATACATATTCCAGAAGTCATCTAACCAATATGCTCTTGCCGTAAATGTTATAGAAAATAGTAGTATAGAAACTAATATTTTACCTATTGTCTTAATGTTTTATGCTTGTTTTTCGCATAAGAATATGGGCACTTTTATTCAAAACAAGCGATTATACCCTATTTAATTGTTAATATAAGTTTAGCATAAAAATAAAAAAAAATCAAGTGGGCTAGTATGGATTTACACCTTCATCAATTAACATAGATAAAATTCGGTAAATACTTCTACCGGGTTCAACTTTATAATGAAACGCAAATCTTTTATTCAGTTCAGACATTCCTCCTATCGCAGTAATTTTTATTCCATTATTTATGGCATTAATTACAAACAATTCCATATCTTCTATATTTAGAAAACTATCAATCCGATTGTTTTGGTAAACATTATATATTATTTTTTCTGTTTTCATGATAAACCATCCATTTATGTATTTGTCTTAAATGTAGAAATGTTTCACAATCAAATTGTAATAAAGATGGGTCGCAAATATGGATTTCAAAATCACCACCATTTTTTGATATTCTAATTATCATTCTTTGTGACGGAACCCCTTCTCCTTCTTTTAACATTTCTTTTAAAGCTATCATATATCCAGCCAATTGTAAATCATAATCTTCTGACATTTGATTACTTGTTTTAAAGTCTCCGAGTGTCAATATACCGTCTATTTTTGCTATAAAATCTAAAGTTCCTGCAAATTTATGTGTTAGACTGGCTACCATAAGTTCTGATGCCAACCACTCAACATGATGTTGTTTTTCAAAGTTAAGAAAAGCGTTAATGCTTGATAATACTTCTTTGTCTTCTGGTATTTTTGGATTATTGCCAGCAATATATTCTTTTAACCAATTATGTATAATAGTTCCTTTGTTTAATGCATTTTTGGACTTTTTTGACCATGCAAGCCTGGCTTCATCTAGTATTTTATAATATTCTTTTGGTGTCAGTTTTTTTAGTTTAGCAAACTTTTGTTTTAGTATTTTAACGCCTTCTTTTGGATCAGTTTCTTCCGGATCAAACCATCCAAGAAATCGTACCGCTTCTTTTACGGTCCAAAAGTGAAGAAAGTCACGGCTTTTCGCTTCTAAGATCGTAGTAACACCAGTTAATAGTTCGCCAGTTTCTGTATTTGTATATACATGTCCTTCCTCATCAAACTTGACAGGTATATTTTTTAATTGTAGTTTATTCATAATATTCTTCTTTTTTTGGCGGTGGATTAATAATATCTTTAATTAAATCAACTTTAGTTTTTAATTGTTTTCTACTTTTTAATATATTTTCTATTTCGTTTAGTTGACCCTTTAACATTGATTTTTCCCACATATCTATTGCCATTCTTTGATTTATATCTATGGATAAATCAAAAAGCGTCTTTTTATTTTTGGGAAACATGCACGATAAAGATGCCATAAATTGTGCTCTACCTTCGGCACAACGCAACAAACGATCCATTGCTTCTTTCTCTTTGGTATTGTTGTTTCTAAATAGATTTTTAAGCGGATTATTCATATTTTTTTAGTTCTCGCTTAGATATTCTCCTCTGTTTTCGTGAATTTAACTTTAACGGTATTTCTATCCGTTCTGGTGGTATTTTTATTCTTCTCCTTAATCCTGATATTTGTGTAACGGACACTTTCTTTTCTAATGCGTTCAAATTTTTTTTTAATATTTTTTTTATTAATTCCAATATAATTACAATAAATATCTAATAGTATATCCCAGTTTTGGTGTCTAAACCATTTTAACATCTGTCTTAATATTGTTCGTTTTTTTTTAAGTATATTTAAACTAAGATCTCTATTATACCATTTTCCAGATATACTTATATCATCTAATACGCGTAAAATAATACCCTCAATCAAGCGTATACATCCTTGATATTCAATTTCGTCTTTATCTGTCCATTCCAGGCTCATATTTGTCATTTTCTTCAACCGCCCGTATAAGATCTAAAATATTTTCATTATACGGATTCTTTAATGTTGCTAAACTTAATATTTCGTTCCATTTATCTTCACCAGCACCCAAATATTTGGTTATTCTACTTTCTCTTTTTAAAACCATTCCCGGCCATCCATTATCTTCTCCAAACTTTTTTATTTTCTGAATATCGGAAGTTGTTATGGTCTTTTTATTATTATATTTATCTTCACCAATTTTAGATATCAATTCTCTTTTCAATGCAGAAATAAACATTTCTAAATTTTTTAATCCAGTAATTTTACTGTCTATATTCTTAGAATAAACCAATTCTACGCTTTCTAATATTTTATTTTTTAATTCTTTAAAATATTGTTTTTTATCCATTATAACGAAACTATCGGTTTATTTTCCTGTATATTATATACTGATCTGCCCCATGAACCGCACGAAGTACATACAAACCTTCTATATTTAGATGTCTTGGTTACCACAAATCCTCTAGATTGTAACTTATTTGATCCACAATTTGGACATACTTCACCGCTATTTCTAAACATACCAAGCGTTGGGTGATTATGAATGTATGGGCGAAGTTTCAGATATAGTTTTTCTAAAAGAATTACATCCATACGGTTATAAGCCTTCATTTTTGTCCATGCGGATTTATCACCATTATAACATTTTTTCCATAACCTCCAACCTTCATGTTCAAGTTTATGTCCAAAACCAAAATAATCAGCTATATCATTTAAAGAATAACTTGGTAAATTTAAAATCTTTTTGGCTTCAGTTTTTGTATCTACAACTTTATATGTTGTTGGTGGCGTTAGTCCGTAATATAGAAATCTTGAATTTAACACTCGAAGATCGTATTTTTTTAAATTTTGCCCAATTACAATATCTGCATTACTAACAAGTTCATAAATATCTTTTACTATTTTTTTATCATTTCTATTTTTTGGTCTATAACCCGGATAATCGCAAAGTGCCTTTGTAATATGTTTGCCGCCTAACCATTTAGCAGAGAAAGAAATAATGTTCATATAATCTATTATTTCAATTATATTAGTTTTCCATATTCTATTCCAAAAATATCCTTCATTGGCAAATGTTTCTATATCTATAAATAAAATTTTTTCTTTATTCATTTTTTTCTAATAATTTATCAAGAGAAAGAATTAATTCGGCAAATAATTCTTTTTTCATAATTACATAATCGTCTTCATTATTCGGTTTTTTAACAATAATTATCGGTTTTTTAAATGTTCCCATTTCTAATTCTTTTTCTTCTGCTTCTTTAATCCATTTAATTATATCCCAATTTGCCCTATCTTTTTTTTCTATGTGTAATTTGTTAAACCAGCTATAAGATGGCAAATGTGAAAAGAAAAAATCCGATGAGTTAAAATTGTGAATTGCGCCAGAAGAAGGCGATCTGTGTATTTGATATGGTAAATCATATTTATTAATTTGGTTTTGCATCCATTTTTCAAATCGTTTTTCATCTGTATAGCCTTTTCTTTTTGCACGGCGACCTATTAAACTTCTACAATCCGGACAAAGTCCAGATTCTTTATTATCAAAATATTCTTTTCCGCATCGTGAGCATATTCTCATGCTAAGTTTTCTTGTTTTTCTTCGAGTGGTATAAGCTGACTTAGTGCACTTTCCATAGCATTAGTTATATCTATTCCGCTCATATACTTTCCAAAAGTAGTTATTTCTAATCTATTTTCTCCCAGTTTTTCATCTCTTTTTATAAATAAAAGATAAAATCCCTGATCCTTTCCAGAAGGTTCACCTAAAATAGATATATTTTTTTCACTTGCATATTTATCAACTAATGCGTTTATTTCTCGTGCAATGGTATTAACTTCTGTTTCTAAATTATTAGAAATCAATTTTGTCAATATCTTCGTCTGAGGGGTATTTTTTATTTTCTGTTTTTTGTTCATAAAGTGTATTTTTTATTTCTTTAATATCGGCGGCTATTTGTGTTAATAGCGCCATTTGTTCTGTTTCTAAACGTTGTTTCAATGGGGATACAACCTTACCGTCTGCCCCTTGAACCAACCACCTTTTTTCACTAAAAGTTATTGTAACCGTGTCTCCTTTATGAAACTCCAGTAGCTTTTCATAAAGTTTTTCTGTTGCAAAAATAAGCCGATTATTATCGCAAAATATGGCATAACTTGTTTTTGTACCATATTGACTTTTGTTTGTATAAGATTTTGCTTTTGACGGCTCGGTATCTAATACAACCCGAACCGATTCACCTTCATTAAATCTTATAATATCTTTTTTCTCCATATATTTATCTTAGCATATTATCAGAAAAATTGCAATAGGTAGTTGTCCACAGTAATTTTTTAATAATATTACTTGTTATTTTTAATATATTCTAATACCTTTTGTTTATCTCCTATTTTTTCTCCATTGTTTGTAAAATAGGTTCTACCAATAAGCTCGATCTGTTTTTCTTCTAACATTACATTCAGTTTATCTGAATCTATATCAAAACCTGTAGAAAAATAGAAGTCTATATTAGTTTCTCGTTGAGGAGTAGCTAATTTGTTCTTGGCCGTAACGACCTTTAAAGACATACCAATTTTTTCTTCTCCTTCTTTTATCCATCCAGTTCTTGTCATTTTTATTCTTAATGCCGCATAAAATTTCAATGCTCTTCCTCCACTTGTGGTTGTTTTTTCTCCAAACCCAACCTTTCCGATATCATCTCTAACTTGATTTATAAAAACCACAGCGGTATTATTCCTGTTTATACAACCAACTATCTTTCTCATGCCCTTACTCATAAGACGAGCTTGAAGTGCCATACTTTGCTGATCAAAATCCGCCTCAAGTTCATCTTCTGGCGTAAGACTACTAACGCTATCTACAATAATTAATCCATGTCCAGATTCTGACATTGCCTCAATAAGTTCAAATGCTTCTTCGCCATTAAGGGGTCTTGCAACAATTAAATTTTTATTATCTACACCCATTGTTTCGGCAAATCCTTGTCCGAGGGCCATTTCTGCATCTAAATATCCACATTTTACACCCATTTTTTGTGCTTGTCCAACTAGTCTTAAACATATTGAACTTTTACATGTACTTTCATTCCCATAAATCTCCGTTAACATTCCTCTTGGTATACCTCCTATTCCTAAAATTTTGTCAAGAGAAGGAATATTAAACGGAATTATTTCTGGTTTTTCAATTTGATCTAATGTGTTTATAAGTCCAGTAAAATCCGTATCTTTTTTAAGTTTTTCTATAAATTGCTCAAGTTTATTCATTATAAATGATAGTTTAATTTAATTTTTTATCATTAATTCCAAATAATAATATAAATAAGGTTTCTAATTTCCATTTTTTATAACATTTCGGGTGGTATGGTTTTGGTTTCTCTAAATCATCGGCAATAATGTAATATTTTAACTTTCCACTTTTCCCACAATATCTACATTTAGTTTTTTCCTTTTTCATCTTTTATCTTAATTAATTTCTAACGATCTTTTTCATTTTTTAATTTTTTATCCCACTCTAAAAGGTCTTTATACCACTCCAAATATCCTTCTAATATCCGCATTTTACATTCTGGACAATCGGGGTCTATTTCAGAATGGCGATGGGATTTAGAAATAGAATGCCTAATATACGCCAAAAGTAGATTAATTGCTTTTATTCTATTTTTCATAGCTTTAATCATTAATTCTGGCAAGTCTTTCTAATACATCCTCCCCTGTTAAATATCCATCGCTATATTCACGACAATTCTCTATATAGGCACTTTCCGCTGCTTTTTTATATTCTTTCTTTATCACACATTCAAGTTCGGTAAGCTTAGAAAAGAAGTATTTCTTTAAATCGTCTATCGTGGCAATTCTACTATCCCAATCTCCATCTGGGGGAACTCGCTCCCACACATTCAAAATACCATCTTCAATCGTAAATGGAAATTCCTTAATCATTTTTTCTTTTAATTGTTTTATATATTTTTTCATAGTTTTAATTTAATTTATTTTAATCTTTATAAAATTCATCGGGTAAATCAACTCCATCTAAAATTGACCTTAATTTTTTGGCCTCTGGCTCCGAGAGATAAATTACAGGTACTCCGACGTCTGGTTCTTTACCTTTATAGCTCCTATCTATTCTCCACGCCAAAGCATATTCGCCCTTCGTTTCATCATCTGATTTTACAAGAAAAAAATCCTCACGATTAAATTCTAGTATTGCCTTTCTATTGATTTCGTCTACTAAGAGTTTCATAGTTTTAATTTAATTCCCAAACATATATTCTAAAATAGCTTTATAAATCTTGTCATCTACTCCCTTAGCTTTTCTGAAATATATTGCAGGGTACCAAATATTTGGTTCCTCAAAAACATAAATACCTGCAGGAAGATTGCCGTCTTTTCTTATAAAAGAATTTTTTATAACTTTCTTTTCTTTTTTTATGGCTTAATTTAATGAATGATTTTGAAGAACTTTCGCCGCTAAGACTGGGTATTTATACTAAAGCAACGAAATAGTTAATTAAAAGGGTAAATTTATATCTTTTTCTTCTTTTCTAATTGACTCCAAACACTCTTCCAACATCTGATTTATTTCGTCGGGAGTAATTTCCCTATTGACTGATGTTCCCCTCTCAAGATACTTATACCAGCTTACCTCTAAATCTTTCCACTTAAAATTATAGGGTTGTTCCTCGTCATCATTCCAAGAATATGCATATACCTCAAAGACATCATTTTTATATTCTCCACCCGTATTATCAAATGGGTCCCGGATTTCTTTTTGGTTGTTATTCCAATAAACCCTTGCTAATTCTTCTCTAATTGCGTTGAGAGCAGCAATCAATAACTCGCTGGCTTGATATTTTTGATAAGACTGTCCGAATATCGCTTGTCCAAGTTCGGGTTCATATATTTTCTTTTCTTTTTTCATAGTTTTAATTTAAAGTTCTGATTTAATTCTCTTTATCAACGCCAATAACTTTTTCCTCGACCAAGTTTTTCCATTTTTTATTTCCTTTTCCAGCTCTCCCAAAATTTCTTTTGTTATAATCCCTCTTATATAGCGATAAGTAATCTCCGCCAGGCGAACAGACTCTTTTGTGGGAATTCTGTATGCATAAAGAGTCATAAGAATAACGTTTTTTATTCTGGTTTTCCAATCTAGTTTAACACAAATCATATTATTTTTTCTCTTCTTCAGCGAGTTTTTCTTCGGCTACTTTTACAAGCTCTGCCTCAAATTGTTTAAGCAATAATGCCCAGATTTCGTTTTTACCTTCATCGGTTAATTCAAGATTACCATCAATTAGACCAGTCTTATAGAGCTTTTGAAGCTCTGGCGATAATATTCTTTTAAGTGTTGAAGTTAATTTTTGCATAGTAGTTTTTGGCAAAATAATATATTGACTTGTATATGGACTATATACATTCCCTTTCCAAAAATAACTAGAATCTACTGGATAATGATAGACTGTTACAATATCAGAATTATTTTGTCTTCTTAAAATTTCTATTTCTCCTGGATTCGACCAATATATACACCAGGAAAATTTATAACCTCTTGTAGATGGGTGAATAGATCCAACACCCCCATCTCTCTCGTTTTGCCAAACATAAAATCTATCATCACATATTTCACCTACTTCACCTTCAAAAAAACTATCTATCATACCACCATTTCCATTTGTCCTTACCCAGTCTCCAACCTTTAATTTTTCTTTTGCTTCTGAGATTTTCATATTATTCTTTATTTTAATTTAATTCTTGAAATTAACCTGGTTCTTTTAGAGAGAGCCAGGAAGAACTCATTGACCATCCAGGGTTAAGAATAGAATAAACCTAGACCAGCAATCTCTTCCTCCACCATTATCATCAGGTTGATAATGAAATAAAAGATATTCATTTTTACCAGGTACTTTGAAG